CGAAGTTCGAACCCGTGATCGGGAAGCCCGGCGACGGTTCAAGCCCGCATTGCGCGATTATCGACGAATATCACGAACACGCGACCGACGATGCCCTTGCCACGATGGAAACGGGTATGGGCGCCCGCGAACAGCCCATGTCGCTGGTTATTTCGACCGCTGGCGACAATGTGGCCGGGCCATGCCGGGATGATTGGCTGGAATGCCAAAAGGTTTTAGAACGGGTTTTAGACGATGACCGCCTGTTCGCGCTGATTTATTCAGCGGATCAGGATGATGACTGGACTTCCGAAGCGGCTTTGCGAAAGGCAAACCCGAATTATGGGGTTTCGGTCGAAGCCGAATTCCTTTTGGCCCAGCAACGCGACGCCATTAACAACCCGCGCAAGCAAGGCCATTTCAAAACCAAGCATTTGAACCTTTGGGTTCAGGCGCGTGATGCGTTCATCAATATGCAACGCTGGGCCGACTGCGCGGAACCGGCCTTGAAGCTTGAGGGCTTCCGGGGCAAGGAATGCTGGATTGGCTTGGACTTGGCTTCAAAAGTGGATATTGCCGCCGTCGAGCTGCTGTTCAAGCATGGCGACGGCTTTGTCCGGTTCGGCAAGTATTATTTGCCGGAAGAAACCGTAAATCTGCCGGAAAACCAGCATTATCGGGCATGGCACCAGCAAGGTTTGCTGACCGTGACCGATGGCAACATTATCGACTTTAACGAGATATTCGAAGACATTTGCAGCTTCTGCGACCAGTTCGACGTTCAAGACGTGGCATACGACCCGCACCAAGCCACCATGCTAGTGACCCAGCTGCAAGGCGAGGGCATTCCGGTGGTGGAATTCAAGCCCACGGTTCTGAATTTCAGCGAACCGATGAAGCAGATTGAAGCCCTGATCCGTGACCGCAAGCTGAAACACGACGGCGATCCGGTCATGTCTTGGATGATGTCGAACGTGGTGGCGAAAATTGACGCAAAGGATAACGTCTATCCGCGCAAGGAACGCGCCGAAAACAAAATCGACGGGTTCGTGGCGCTTTGTAGCGCAATGGGCCGCGTCATGGCGACAAGTGATTTTGATTCAAAAGCATTTGACGCATTCTTAACTAACCCGGTGATTCGATGAGCGTATTTAATACTTTTGGCCGCTGGCTGGGCTTCGGCGGTTCGCTATCCGAACAGCCGGGGGTTCAGACGAACGTGCCGTCGGCGTCGCTGGTATCCGGCACCCGTTCGGTTTCCCCGGATGCCGCCTTGCAAATTGCGGCCGTTTGGGCTTGCATTGATCGCCGGGCCACGACCATCGCCAGCTTGCCGTTTTTCGCATACGAGCGCGACGGCAACGGGCAAAAGAAGCTGGCCCGCGAATCCGGCCTGTATGCTTTGCTTCACGATTCGCCCAATTCCCGCATGACCCCGTTTGAATTTTGGCGGGCCATGATGCTGAACCACGATTTGCGCGGCAATGCTTATGCCCGGATTGACCGGAACAACAAGGGCGAAGCCGTGGCGCTGTGGCCGATGCCCGCTGACCAGGTGGAAGCCGTGGTGCTTGATAACGGTTCGATGGCCTACAAATACCAATCGGGCAATGAAGTATGGGTGCTGCCGGAATTATCGGTGCTGCATCTGAAAAACCTTGGAAATGGCACGACCGGGCTTTCGAAGCTTGAATATATGCAAGCCACGACCGACGAATCGGCCAAGGCGGCCTATCAGGCCAGCAAGACGTTCGGCACCAGCGGCAAGCCGACCGGCGTTCTGATGGTCGAAAAAACCCTGTCCGACACCCAGCGCGAAGCCTTGCGAAAGAATTTCAGCGATTTGGAAAATGGCGACCAGTCACGGCTTGCTGTGCTGGAAGCCAACATGAAATATCAGCAATTGAGCCTGTCGCCGGAACAGCAGCAATTGCTGGAAAGCCGAATTTTCGGAACGGAAGAAATCTGCCGCTGGTTCGACGTTCCCCCGGTGCTGATTCACCATGCCAACGTGACCGCGTGGGGTTCCGGCATTGCGCAAATCGTCGATGGTTATCACAAACTATCCGTTCGCCCGATGCTGGTTTCGATTGAACAGGCCGTTCGCAAGCGGGTAATGACCCCTGCACAACGGGTTCGCATGGATGCGGAATTCAGCCACGACGCATTGCTGCGCGGCAACCTGTCGGAACGCTATACCAGCTATTCGACCGCTGTGCAAAACGGCTTCCTGACCCGAAACGAAGTTCGACAATTCGAAAATATGCCGCCTGTTAAGGGTGGCGACGATTTAACGGCGCAAGTGAATATGGCACCCGTCGCCCAATTGGGCCAAACCCAAGGAAATGCTAATGCTAGTCCGTAAAACCCTGAATTTTGCCGATGCTGAAATCAAAATGGCGTCGGATACCGGCCGCTTTTCGGGCTATGCGTCGAAGTGGAACGGCGTCGATTCGTATGGCGATACCATCCTGAAAGGCGCGTTTGCCAAGACTTTGGCGGCCGGAATGCCGAAAATGTTCTTCAATCACGACTGGAATATGCCGGTTGGCAAGTGGCTGACCGCCAAGGAAGACGAAATCGGCCTGTTCGTCGAGGGCGAATTGACCCCGAATCTGAGCCTGTCGGCTGACGTTCACGCCGCCATGAAACATGGAACCCTTGATGGCCTGTCGATTGGCGGCTATCTGAAAAAGGGCGATTACGACGAAACCGAAAACGGCCGCACGATCCGTTCGTGGTCGAACCTGATGGAAGTTTCGGCCGTAGTGTTCCCGGCCGACGGCAAGGCCCGCATCGAATCGGTGAAATCCGAAGACATGATGGCCGCCATTAACGAAATTGAATCAATCCGAGAATTTGAACGTTTTCTGCGGGATGCCGGAAACTTCAGTAAAGGGGCGGCCCTTGCTTTAACCGCCCGCATGAAAAGCGTAATTGCCGCCGAGTGCGAAGCCGGTGCCAATGAAGCCCAAATGAAAATGATTGAAGCCCGCTTGCAGAAGCTGGCCGAATCGTAAGCAATCCCGCAGTAAAAACCACCCCTGACCGCCATTCGGCGGTTTTTTTTCATCTCAAATAGAGGATTTACCCATGAGTGATGCAATTATGAAAGCCCTTGATGGTATCGAGGGCAAGCTGGCCAAATTCGACGATATGGCCAACGAGCAGAAAAAGGCCATTGGCCACGTTTCCGAAAACGTCGAACAGGCCCTGACCAAGTTCGGCAACGATCAGCGCGAAATCGCCGACCGCCTGGTGACCCTGGAACAGAAAGGTTTCATCATGCCGGAAGCCAAAAAAGTGGAAAGCTGGGGCGACCAGCTGGTGAAATCCGCTTCGGTGGCCGCATTCCAGCGTGGCGACCTGAACAAGTGCCGCGTTGAAGTGAAAAACACCCTTGTCGGCGCCGATGCCAACGTGGCCCCGGATCGCAAGCCGGGCATCGTTTCCGGTGCTTCGGTTCCGCTGACCTTGGAAGCGTTCTTGCCGTCGGCCCCGACTTCCAGCAACGCCATCGAATTCACCAAGGAAGCCAGCTTCACCAATTCGGCCGCAGAAGCTTCCGAGGGTGCGCAAAAGGCTGAATCGGCCCTGACCTGGTCGCTGGTCAATATGCCGATTTCGACCGTGGCCCATTGGATCAAGATTTCGAAGCAGCTGGCTTCGGACAATGCCGCCCTGGCCGCCTACGTGAACAGCCGCATGGTTTACGGCGTCAATGCCAAGGTGGAAACGCAGCTGGCCGTCGGTGACGGTACCGCCCCGAACATTTCGGGCATTTTCGATACCGGCAACTTCACCGCCCACGGCATCGCCAACGCCGCGCTGGGTTCGACCCTGAAAAAGCTTGTTTTGATTCGTCAAATCATGGCCGCTTCGTGGGCCGCTGGCTACCCGGCCGACGCCATTCTGCTGAACCCGGCAGATTGGGCCACCATCGAAAACGAACTGCTGACCACCGCAGCCGGTCAAACCCGCCTGTCCTATGACGCTGGCGGCCAAGCCCGCCTGTGGGGCTTGCCGGTCATCCAATCGGTCGGCGTTGTTGCCGATACCGTGGCCGTCGGTGCTTTCGCACAGGCTTACATGGTTCACAACCGCGAGGGCGTGATCGTGGAAATGTCCGATTCCGATGGCGACAACTTCCAAAAGAATCTGATCACGATTCGCGCGGAACGCCGCTTGGCCTTGGCCACCGAACGCCCGGCAGCTGTACGTGCTGGCGACCTGACCCCGGCTTAATAGCTGGATCAACTGAAAAGCCCCGCTTCGGCGGGGCTTTTTTGGGGCAATCATGCAAGTTCAAATCAAATTCACCACCCACGGCGCTGATTCGCTGTTCGGCGGCTTCGGCCCCGGCGACACCGCCCGCGTTTACCCCGAATTGGCAAAGCATTTCGTCGAAGTCTGCAAATGCGCCAAATACATGGAAAAACCGGCTGTTCAGGCCGAACCGAAAGCGGTTCAGGCTGAACCCGAACCGGAATCCACCCCCGAACCCGTGGCAGACGCGCCGAAAAAGCGCGGCCGCCCGTCAAGCAAACCGTAATTCCCCCTTGCCCGGTTCGCCGGGCCTTTTTTTTAGGATTTCATTATGTCATTGTCGAACATTACCGAAGCGGATACTCTTGACATTCATCTGCGCGGCATTGACCCAGCATATCGGGCAAGCGCAACCAATTATCTAGCCCTGTTCACCGCCGACCCGACCGAAACGGGATCGCTGTCGAATGAAGCGAATTACACCGGATATGCCCGCGTGGCATTGACCAAAGCAACCGCTTGGACTGGCACCAGTTCGCCGTTCACGAACGCCGCGCTTATTCAGTTCGGGGCCTGTACCGCTGGCACCAATGCCCTGACGCATTTTGCCGTGGTCGATACCGCTTCGGGTGCGATTAGCCAAATGATTTCCGGCGCTTTGTCTTCCACCCTGAACGTTTCGGCCGGTATTCAGCCGCAATTTCAGGCCGGAACCCTGTCTGTCGGCGCTGACTAATGCCCGGCTTTCGGAACGTTCGCGCTTGGGCGAGTGCGGCCGAGGGCGGGAAAAACTGGATCAGTACCTTTCGAAAGGTGCCACCGGCTTCGACCACGATCACCGGCCAATGGTTCGACTATTCGACCGCTGCCGGTAATCCTGTGCCGAATTATTACGCTTCAAGCCCGCTTTTGTCTGCGGTACTTGAGGGCGAAAAGGGCATTTATGTGCCGGAAGTGGCCCCGGCCAAACAGTTCGTACGACGGCTGTGCCTTATGTCGGGATCCGCTTCGGCTACCGGCACCACGAACCAAAACCAGCCGCTGATTCTGCTGGATTACTTGCTTTATTACCCGTTTTTCGACATGGATGCCGCTGGCGAAGAACAAGTGACCGAAACCACCGTCACGCTTCCACGATATGAAAGCGGCGAGGGCGTCAAAATGATGATGGTGGCGCAAGCCCCGACATTGGGCGGCGGCCAGTTCACCGTTAATTACACGAATTCCGACGGCGTGGCCGGGCGCGTGACGCCGAACCATTTTTGCGCGGCGGCACAGCCATCCGGGGCGCTTGTTTCGAGCGTTCAGGCGGCGGCGGGCGTGGTTCCGTTCATTGCGCTGCAAGAGGGTGACAAGGGCGTTCAAAGTATCCAATCGGTCACGTTCAGCGTGGCCAATGGCGGGCTTTGCGCGATTGTGCTGGTCAAACCGATACAAACCGAATACATCATGGAAGAAAGCCGCCGAACCACGGCTGGCACCCTTGAAAGTTTTGGATCCGCTTCCGAACGGGAAGCGGTACGGATGCACAGCCCGAACCGTATTCACGACGGGGCATTTTTATCATTCATCGGCCAAGGAAACGCGGGTTCGCTTGCGTCTTCGCAGCTGGTCGGCACACTTGAAACAGTTTGGGGTTAAACATGGGCTTTACATCGCAAGACGATTTGATTAACCAAGTCACGGTAAACGGCAAATACGACAAAGTGATCGTGAATAAAACCACGTCTGTGGCGCAAGTGGCCGGAACGTGGACTGATTTGGGCGTTTTCGCGGGTGCGCCTGTGGCTGATGCCTATGCCGGAACGTCGCTGACCTATGTTTCGACCGATGACACCTATTCGGCCGCGATTTACCACGGCGGCAACGTTTCGACCGCGACCAAACACATTTTGACGGCCGGGGCTTCGGTATTTGCGGCGGCGGGTGCGCCTTGGGTGCTGATGTGCGTTGATCAGGTGGGATATATCCCCGTCACCGGCACCGACGTGACCGGCACCACGTCGCGCACCGTGACCATGACCGCGCTGGGCGGCGCTGCACGTTATCCCGACGGCGAGGGTTTGCGGGCATATATTTCGTGCGAAGTGGCGGCCACCGCTGGCGGCCCGAACATGACCGTTTTCACCTACACGAACAGCGCCGGAACCACCGGCCGAACCTGTCCGGTCACGGTCGGCTGTGCCGCGACCCCTGTG